TCGGACTGCGCCAATGGGCCCACGGGTTCTGATCAATGGGATTTGGTATTACTACAAACAATACATACATATGTACTATATATATATATATGATACTAAAAGAGAATTCTGTTTGAAACGACGACAAATATCTTCCATACAGCGACAAACAAAAGCGGTCATCGGCGACTGCTCCGATATCCGTCCTCGGCGCGCTCGATCACTCCGGCCTCGACCAACTGTGCCAAGATGTCCTTGATCTCGCCGGATCGTAGCCGGCCACGGACATATTGCTGAATGTCCCGCACCTTCATCACGCTCCGACGCCGCTCAATCAGTCCGGCGATTTTGTCGACATAGGTGCCGCGCTCGTTCTCCGGCAGATATTCCATCGCTGCGGTTGCCAGTGCCTGCCCGGCCGTCCAGGCGATGCCCGCGCCCCACTCCATGTCCGCCTGATCGATCGCCGCGCCTGGGCCACAGCGTCCAGCTGCACGGATGGTTGCCAGTCGGACGGCCATCTCGCCAACCCTAGCAATGTACGGCTTGAGCTGAGGCTCGTCGTCCATCGACTGATCGCGCATGCGCTCGAAGTCGTGATAGGTTGTCGCCGCCCGCTCGCTCGCCCACGGCAGCACGTCGGGGACGAAAGCGATCGTCGGATCGTCGATCTGCAGGATACTGTTGGCGCCAGTCCATAGGTAAAGCTTGCGCAGCTCGTCAGCAAGGTTGGCGGGCGGCCTAATCGAGATCAATCGTGGCTCGCTGTCAGAGGCGCGCGTCCCGGTGCCGAGCACGAGGTACCGGTTGAGGAAGCCGTTGCCGACGCTCTCGCCCTGGAGTGCAGCGTGAAACTCCTCGGGCGTGGACAGTCCGTAGATCGATATGGCCGGGCTCTGGATGACCTTCATCTCTTTGTTAGCCCATTCAGCGGTCGTCATCGCCGCAAACGATGTCGACCAAAGCGTGCGCAGGATTTTGCTGATGCTCGACTCGAATCCAGAAGCCTTGCGGCTCGTGATGCGCTTCAGGAACGCTCCATATTCGTCCTGCAGACAGAGTGCTAATGGCTTGCGCAGCAGGAAGTTGATCACCGCCGGCATGGAGATGAACTCGCTCGGCCCGAAGTGGCTCTCGGCGCCGGCCGACTTCATGAGCTGCGTTGTCGAATCGAAGAGATGCTGTTTGCCGCTGCCGGTAGGTCCAACAGACACGACGTAGAGATGCGTTGCCGAGCGAGTGGGGCCGGCCACGCGTCGACCGATCAGGGTGCCGACGATGGTGATGGCGGCGCCAAGCGCCAGCACACGATTGGGTCGCCGCGCCGTGCCGACGATCCACTCGATCGTGTCGCCGACGATCCCGGGCACGTTGTGTGTGTACTGTTCCAAGGCATCCGCGGCTGAAGCAGTTTGCTTCGGCTCAGGCTTTACTTCTTTCGGCTCGGGCTTCGCTGCTGGTAGCTCGATCACCGGCCCGTCCGACCAGCCAAGCTGCTCGCTCAAAAATTTCCAAGCAGTATCAAGATCGCAGCCGCAGGCTGCGATGACCAAGTCGAGCGCCGTGTAGCCGCGATCGGCACCGAAATCGCGAATGCCCTCAGGGACGATTTTGAGATTGAGCTTGCGTTTTTCGGCCGGCCGTCCGGTCGTGGACGGGCGCCAGATCGGCACTGCTTCGAAGCCGTGTCTCGTGCGCCGACAGCGATAGAGTCCAAGCGCGGGCACCCAGGAGGCAAGTTTGGCGAGCGCAGCTTCGTTGAGCTGACGATGCGCCGATTTCTCATCCCCGTCTGCGACCTTCGGCGCCGAAGACAGCTTGTCTTCAACGTAACCAAATGGTGCAAGCGTGGCGGAAATCTTCTCGATGAGATCGGCATGCACCTCTGGCAGCTCATGCGGCTCAAGGTCCTCTAACGTCTCGGCACCGGACCAGACGTAGGGACTGCCCGTGTCGGGATGCAATGACGGCGGCAGCACCGTCTGCCGACCCGGACCGATCAGATCGATGACGCGCTTGCCGTTGATATTCCAACTCTTCGATTCTTTGATCTCCGGTCCGTAGAAGAACAGCGTTTCACCCTTGGCGCCCCGTTTCTTCGCTGGCGTCTGCGGCAACACCGCGCTGAGCGCTGCCTTGATCGCCGAATCGTCGGTGTCGATGTCGGCGCCGATCATTCCTCCGCTGGCCGGCCCGGCGACGACGCCGATGCCGGTGTCACCCTTGCTCCAAAGTTGGCGCTCAAACAACGATGGCGCCTGGCCGACGAATTTCATTTGCCAGTTGGTCAGCCCCATCCACATGCCGGCGCAAAAGAAGCCCGGTCGTTTTGTACCCGGCATGATCGGGATCGCGGCATAGCCGCGCTCGATCAATCGCTCGGCAAATTGTGCGTAAGCGCCCATTAGAATGGCGGCTCGTTTTGCAGGATCATGCGGCGCAAAGCGTGCTCGAAGCCGACGACGACGCGGCGCAGGAATTCGCGCCATTCGTCGCTGGTCAGCGATGCCAAGTCGCTCTTGCCGATCGCGTCGAGGTAGGTGCCGGCGTCAACGCCGGCTTCCAAGGCGGCGCCTAGCTCGTAGGCATCGAGCACACCCTGCGCGATGCCATACACTTTCCTCGCAGCCGCATGACAGGAATTGCCGTCACAGAGCCAGATGATCGGTCCGCGATGCTTGGGCCGATAGCCTAGCCAGACGGCATGCCGATGGCAGACCGCGCACACGGTCGGCTCAGATGTGGCGAAGCGTGCGAGGACCGACGTCAATACGGTATCTCGTCATTGATAGAAATCGGCAGTACCGCTGCGGCTTCCCGGCTGTGCGCGGTGTAGCAGTGATGATTGCGATTGATCTCGACCAAGCTGCCGTCAGGCCGGCGCACGCGACGCTCGACAACATTCCAGAATTTCCCGCTGCGCGTGACGACGATGTGGGTGATGACGTCGATCTCGTCGCTTCGCATCAAAGCCGCCTCCACGCTCGCTGGTGTTGGTGCTACGCCTCCCATCGCAAACCACCAGCGCTCGGCCATCTCACGCGGGTAGCCGTGCCGCTCGAGCGAGAGATACTCGCAATGAACCGATAATCCGCAGAGATACTCGACGCGCAGGGACGGCGGCGCAGACGGGTCATTCCACTTGACGTGGCGATGAAAGCTCACATCGCTGACCGACAGCCATTGCATGGTGCCAGCGAGGATCGGCACGACGTCCGCCCGCGACGCGTGCTTGGCGTGCGGCCGCGGGCGCGGAAACTCGTGTGAGCAGGAGGGGCAGACGTAGTCGGCAAGCGCGACCAGCTCGCCGCAATCAGGACACCGCCTAGCACTAACGGCATCGACCTTTACGCCGCCGCTGTGATTTTCTTTGCCGTTAACACTGATATCGACGTGATCGACTGGGCCGTGCCGCCAGACGTTGCCTGCAAAATCCAAGACGAGACAATCGCGCTTGTTCTCGGCAAGCCGCGTCCCGCGACCAATCATCTGGATGTATAAGCCCGTGCTCAGTGTCGGTCGCAGCATCGCCAGCAGGTCGACCTGCGGGACATCGAAGCCGGTCGTCAGCAGGTTGACGTTGGTTAGCGCGGTTATGTCGCCGCGGCGAAAGGCAGCGATGATGCGATCGCGCTCTGCATCAGGCGTGGTCCCGGCGATCATTTCGACGCTCACGCCGCGCTCGCGCAGCGCATCGCACACGTGGCGGGCGTGGCTAACACCACAGCAAAAGATCAGCCACGAGCGCCGGTCGCGGCCGCGCTCGACTATTTCGTCAGCTGCGCCGGCAACGATGGCGCTATCGTCGGCAGCTTGCTCAAGCTCCGCAGCAATGAATTCGCCGCCACGGCGACCGACCCCGCGCACGTCGATCGTAGCCTGCGTGGCCTTAGAGGTAAGAGGCGACAGATAGCCATCGCGAATGCCTCGAGCGATGTCGTATTCAAAGACGACATCGTCGAAAATCTTACCCTCACCCTGATCTAGCCGACCGGAATCAAGCCTGAACGGCGTGGCAGACAGCCCACACACCCGCATGGCCGGTTCAAACTGGCGTAGTGCCTCGATGGTCGCGCGCCACATGCCGGTCCCAGCGTGCGGGATCAGATGGCATTCATCCGCGAGCAGGAGATCGCGCCGGCCGAGCCGCTGCGGCGAGCGCCACACGCTCTGGATGTTGGCGAAGATGATCGGCGCGTCCCAATCGCGACGCTGGAGTCCCGCGCTGTTGATGCCCACCGGCGCCGCGGGCCACAGCCGAAACAGATGCTTGAGATTTTGTTGGAGCAGCTCGCGCACGTGCACGAGCACGAGCGCTCGAAACGGCGGATACCGCTCCGCAATGTCGCAGATGAGCTTTGCGAGGAGAACGCTTTTGCCAGTGGCGGTCGCCATGGCGACCAGCGGATTTCCGCCACCGGCATCCCAATAGGCATTGAGCACCCGCAAAGCTTCTTCTTGGTATGGCCGCAGCAACATCGGGGATCAGGCACTCTTGCGCCACGGCGCCTTGCCCGGTCCGTTACCGGCTTGCGGCTTCGGCTTTGCAGGCTGCGATAGCGTAATCTCTGCCGGATCGTCTTCGAGCGATCGCACCCGCGAAATCTTGTTGCTGTCGTCATACGCGCCGCTCTTGTCGACCTGCACCCCGATGCGCACGCGCGCTGACTTGAACTTGAAGACTTCGGGGTCGGTGATTTGCTCCTCGATGCCACAAGCTATGCAGATGTCTTTCAGCTTGCGCCGCGCGATCGTCTGCGCCTGCTCGTTGCTGTGTTGGAAACACAGCGACTCCCAGACTTGTCGGCCCTCAAAGTCACCCTCGCTGATGCGCCATGTGAGCGCCAGCATGTGACCGTCGCCCGAACGCGGCTGTTTGATCTCAGCCTCGATGATCTCGGCCACGTACTCGCCGGGCGGAATCAGATCGAAGTGAGAGCCCTCTTCCTTACTCGGGTCAAAGAAGAAACTTTCAGTCATGCGATTTTCCTCTCGCTTTGATCGCGTTTTCGGTCCCGACGCGATCGGACGGGAACATCGACGCAAGCTTCGCGCTCACGTCGAAATCCTTGGGACAGGGCAGCTTGGCCGGCAGGTCGAAACGGCTTTTGGCGAGGAAGGCCGGACGGCCCTCGAAGTGCAGCCAGCGACTTGATCCGCCGTCGGCGCGGTGACGTTTCCGATTGAAGCCGGCATCCTCGGTCTGCACGACGACGTCAGTCGCCAGAAAGCCGATGGCGTCGACCTCGTCTTGCACGAGCCCGCGCGCTCGCTTATGCAACCGCAGCTGATAGGACGAATAAGCCGGCGCTCGTGGATCGTTCACTGTCTCGATCGCCGAATGTGCGAGCAGCACGACGGTCATGCCGCGCTGGCGGCGCAGCCAATCGAGCGCGGCAAGAAAGTCATGCCACCATCGATCGACGACGACATAGCCTTTGCCGTAGCCGGGCGTTTCAATCGACGGCCAGCCGTTGGCTTCACACACAGCTAACCAGATCAGCCCTTCCAGCTTGTCGAGCGAGTCCACGACGACAGTCTGGAATTCGTGCGGTTCGCTGCCCAGCGTGGTGAGAGCGTCACGCACGTCGTCGTAACTTGCGAGCAACCCAAACGTCGCAAGCTTCAGACCACTTGGACAACCATCCTCGCACTGCAGAACAACGGGAGAGGGAAATTTTGCCGCAAGAGTGGTCTTGCCGATCCCTTCAGGACCGTGGAAGAGCACGCGCGGCGGCAGTGTCGCAGTTGTGATGTGGATGTCAGCGATCGCTTTCATCGTTCATCGTCCTCCACGGCATCGGTTTCTTCCAAAATGCGAGCGACCTCGATGCGCAGATTGGCGAACAGCAGTTCAACTTCGGAGCGTGTCCGTCCTCTGCATTCGGCAAGGTGTTTGCGGACGTGCGTGCGCACGGCGTCAAAGACTTGATCGGCGAGGAGCGTGGTCATGGCGTGTTCCAGAAAAAGTCGCCGCTTCCTAAGCCGCGATCTCACCCTCGACGATTTTGTGCTTCGCCCGCTGGCGAAGAACGCGACGCTCGATCTCAGCACGCCATTTCGGCGGCATCGCCTCAAAGATCCCGATCAGGGTGATGTTCTCGAGGAACTCCTGCCGCGCGGCACGATCGGCCGCGCGCCACCAGTCGAGCGCCTTAAACGTCGTAGTGTCCGGCTCTGGTTTGAAATTGGCCGTCAGCGTCTTACTGACGATATTTCCGCGCTCACTGCGTTGACCTTTGAGCTTGGCCACGTCCTTTCGTTCGAGATCGGCGCGGATGGTGCCGTCCGCAATTTTGGCGAGCAGCATCTTGTGTGGAATTTTGGTCAGCTCATAAAGCGTGCGCCACGAGGGCGGCAAATGCGAACCATGGTTCGCATTTGAGATCACCGGATGCTCGGCGATGCACATCAGCATCTGCGCAGTGCGCGGGCTGAACGGCAGCTTGGTCTTGATCATCTCCTGGAAGGTGCCGGGCAGGAGCTTGGTCTTGGCCTCGATCAACAACCGTCCCGCCGTGAGGATGTTCTCGACGCCGCGCTGGCAACAGGCAGTGATCTGAGTGACGAAGTATTCATCGCTCTTTTTGGCCATGGCCGCGTTGATGCGCTCCTGCTGCTCGGGCGTGAGCGGCGTGCGGTTCTCAACCTTCAAGAATTCCGGTAGCGGGCCGGCGTCTTCGACCTTCGGCTGGGGGCGCTCGACGTCTTGTGCATCGACGCGATGTTCTATAGGTAACACGTGCGTCTTCTCCTTCTTGCTGGACGCATTCCCACACCAGGGAAATTCCGGCCCGGCGCCCTTCACGCCGGGCCGGGGCTTTTGCCGCCAGTTGTTTGGATTACTCGACACAGGCCTGGCAGCGCTCGCCTGCGCCGAGAATTGAAAATCCCTCGCGCGCTCGGCGCGCGAGGATCGAGCGTCATCGCCAACCTTTGGCCTGCGTAGGCTTCAGATCGCGGCTCTTGCGCTCGATTGCGGGCAGCCGTTCGACCCAATCGCGCAGATCGGAAGCTGCGACGAGCGTCTTTTTGCCGATCTTGCGGACTGGAATTTCGCCGTTGGCGATCAACTCATAAAACTTCGTCCGCCCGATCGCTGCCATGCGACAGCACTGGGTAATCGTGTAGAGCAATTGTTGATGCATGGGGGCCTCGCCACCGCTTGCCGGGATGGTCCCGGCGACCGCGCCCGCACCGACGCGGACGATGGCAAAGGTAGTCCTAGGACGGCGACCGTCTATCACGCAAAAATAGCTGACAGTCTATTCCGTTGTCCGACGGCGCCCCGCACAGTGCCGTCGTGCCGCTCCATATTGATTCAGCAACCTCGTCACGTTCCCGGTGGGTGCGCCGACCAGTTCAAAACATCGATGGACGAAACGCGCAAATGGGCCGCGAATATCAATGTCATAGTGTGCGGTACGCGGCGGCGACCGCCCAGTCGCCTCGACGTAATCGAGCGCCAACCATTGTCACGAACTCTCTTTCCGCTTCTCCGGGCGGGCGTCCGCGCTCGATCGGTTCAGGAAGCCTGAGCCGGGGCTTGATGAAGGATCGCGAGCGCCGACCGCCTGAGCGCTTACGGCCGGCGACAAGTCGCCGGCCGTAGCTCAGTATTAGATGGAACCGTTCGACAGCTCTCTGACGTGACGGCGGTGACAAGATTTCCGTCGCTGTCGGAATGTTGCGATC